CCTCTAGCAACTCCTACTAAACTTTATATGACAGGTAGTGTCAGGTCTTGGATACACTATATTAATTTACGTACTGCAAATGGTACACAGAAGGAGCATATGGACATCGCAAGTCTATGTCGTGACCATTTCATATGTAATTTCCCTATAACTTCTAAGGCATTAGGATGGTGTCCAGAGGTAGGATGTGATGAATGTGAGGACGATTACTGGAATGATCTTCAACCCTGTTTACGAATCGATTAACATCTGCTATACTATCACCACTATACAAAACCAATGCCATCATACGATTTTAAGAACAAAAAAACAGGAGAGATCATAGAAGTTAGAATGTCTATGAACGACCTAGATAAATATAAGGAAGACAATCCTGATATGGAGAGGTATTTTGGTAATCAAGCACCAGCTACGATGTATGGTAAACCAAAGCAATCAGATGGATTTAAAGAAGTAATGTCTAAAATCCAACAAGATCATCCAAGAGCAAACCTCTCTAACTATACATAATGCCACAACGTAAACGCAAGACCCCAGTTCCATCGGGGATGAGTGCGAAGCAGATGAAGAGAAGGAAACCTATTGGTATCGATCATTTAAAAACGATTGAACCATTAACAACCAACCAAGAACTTGTGTTTAAATCATATGCTAAAGGACAGCATTTGGTTTTACACGGTGCTGCGGGTACAGGTAAAACTTTTATCAGTTTATACCTAGCATTGCAGCAAGTTCTTGATGAAGGTAATTCATATGACAAAGTTTATATGGTACGTTCTCTTGTGCCTACAAGAGAGATTGGTTTCTTACCAGGTGATCACGAAGACAAGTCAAACTTATATCAAATACCATACAAGAATATGGTTAGGTATATGTTTGAAATGCCTACAGATAATGACTTTGAAATGTTATATGATAACTTGAAGACTCAAGAAACTATTTCCTTCTGGTCTACAAGTTTTATTAGAGGTACAACCTTTGACAATGCTGTTATAATAGTAGATGAGTTCAGTAACTTGAACTTCCACGAATTAGATTCAATCATCACTAGAGTTGGTACAAACTGTAGGATTATATTCTCAGGAGATATTGCACAAACTGACCTGATAAAACAGAATGAAAGAACAGGTATCTTAGATTTTATGCAAATCCTACAAGCACTACAGTCTTTTGATATCGTTGAGTTTGGTCTCGATGATATCGTTAGATCAGGTCTTGTAAAAGAGTATCTAATTTCAAAAATAAACCTAGGATTTGGTTAATGTTTAATATGGTGGGACCTCCTGTCCCTTTGACTGAAATGAAAGCAGTTACTAAAGAAAAGCACCGTCTTTATGAGGTTGGTGAAGGAAAATGGTACCCATCTGTTACTACAGTTACAGGTCACAAAAAGGTTAAAGATATCCTCCGTTGGAGGAAGAGAGTAGGTGAGGAAGAAGCAAACAAAATATCAGGTAGAGCAACAGCACGTGGCAATAAATTTCATTCTATGGTAGAATGTTATTTGAAGAACGAAGAAGTAAAGTACGATGAAAAATCTCCACTAGCATATTTTATGTTTAAAACCGCTAAAGAGACTTTAAATCGTATTGATAATATTCATCTTCTAGAGTCACCTCTCTATTCTGATAAGTTAATGTTAGCAGGACGAGTTGATTGCATAGCAGAGTTTGACAACACTCTATCGGTCATTGACTTTAAAACATCTACTAAAGTAAAGAAGGAAGCGTGGATTGAAAACTATTTTGTACAAGAAACTGCATATGCTGTAATGTATTACGAAAGATGTGGTGTCAAGGTAGACAAGATAGTTACTTTAATTGCAATAGAAGATGGTTCTATGCAAGTCATTATAAAAGATGATCTTAATTATTATTATCAACTATTAAAAAAATACGTAACCGATTACTTCAAAACAATTAAATGAAAGAATACAAAGACAAATTTATGACGCAAGCAAAATTCTCAGGTATGGTTGAGGAAGTTGTAGCAAATAGTGATGGACTTGTTAACTACATCGATGCTGTCATTGTTGTCTGTGAAGACTTGGACATTGAGGTTGATAGAGTTAATAAACTCATCTCAAAACCTCTGAAGGACAAAATTAAGTTTAATGCCCAAGAACTAAACTATGTTAAACGTACAAGTAGAGGAGTTCTCCCAATATGACCGACCCATTCTATAAATCTCCCATCATAGGGCAAGAGATAAAAGAGATGGAACAACTTTATATGGATCTCGCAAGATTATCCATAGATTATCCTAAGATGGATGATGATGGAAAACGAGAGCATATTGATGCAACTATGACTTTAATTGCTAAACAAAAAGTTTTCTATGCACGACTCTGTTTACTATCTTCAGAAGATAAAGAAGCAGCAGAAATCAAGCATCATATAGACGAGATGTCTAAAATCTATGCCAATGGAAAGTCACTTCACGACTTACTTTCTTCAATGGAAGATAAGTTAAGAGGTTTTAAGAAAGAGCTTGACAAAGCCTAAATAATATGTTACCTTTCATAGGTAGTACAATAACAAAATACTATTAAATACGTACAAATGTCATTCGCAAATTTAAAGAAAAAGTCTGGTAAATTTTCCAATCTAACAAAAGAGATTGAGAAGATGAGCAGTGGAGGAAAGAAGGTTGATGAACGCTTCTGGAAACCACAAGTAGATAAATCAGGTAACGGTTTTGCTGTTATCAGATTCCTACCAGAACCAGAAGGATGTGAACTCCCTTGGGCACAAGTTTGGAGTCACGCTTTCCAAGGATCTGGAGGTTGGTATATTGAAAACTCTCTTACAACATTAGGTAAGAAAGACCCAGTGTCAGCACTCAACAGTTCCTTATGGAATACAGGTCTTGAGTCAGATAAAGACACTGCACGTAGACAGAAGAGAAAACTCTCTTACTACAGTAATATCTACGTTGTAAAAGACCCATTGAACCCTGATAATGAGGGTAAAGTATTTCTATACAAATATGGGAAGAGAATCTTTGACAAGATAATGGCAAAGATGCAACCCACTGAGAACGATTACGATCCAGAACCCGCTTTTAGTCCTTTCGATTTATGGAAAGGTGCTGACTTCAAATTGAAGATCAAGCAAGTTGCAGGATTCTGGAACTATGATGACTCATCATTTACAACTCCTGCTACTCTTGGAAACTTCGATGATACAAAACTCGAAGAGATATTTAATGCAGCACACGACATAAGTGCGTTTACTGCACCTGATCAGTTCAAAACATACGAAGAACTACAAGAACGTTTAAACACTGTTCTTAAGTCTGCTCCTCGTATTGATACTGATACTATTGATGAAGAGATTGCTCCATCTACAATTTCTGCTGCTGCTCCAAGCACAGTTGAATGGACAGAGGATGCCAGTTCAGAAAGTGTCCCCCAAGAGGACGAAGCACTGTCTTACTTTGCTAAACTAGCAAATGAAGACTAAAGGAAAGACCTAATGAAACAACTATTTGCCCTCGCTGCTGTCGCACTAATTGCTGCTCCTGCGGGGGCACATAGCGTTAGGACTTCTGATGGTTTCGAGGTGGAACCGACTCACTGTGTCCGAGACGGTTTCACTGGTAAACTTAATTGTTGGTATGCTCCAGTTCCGACACGACCTTGGGAATCTGGATATTATTATCACCACAATCACCATTACCATAGAAAACCACTCTTTAGACCCAATGAACATAACGAACACGGTGTTCCTTGCTACTTCTACAAAGATGATAACTGGTGCTTCTAATGAAAATTATTCACGAAAGATTTCCATACCGTTTCACTGAGAACGGTTTACTTGAAACAAATGGACAACCTGACTATCGTATCCAAAAGTGGAACGAAATAACAGACAGGTATAGAGATATGTTTTATCTCGATAGTGCAATACAACTTGATATGGCACTAGAAGATAGAGAATATGTCAAATGGTTAGACCCTGACCCTGACGTTGCATCTTATAGAAAAACAAAAGGTAATGTAGTAACCTCTCCGTATACATAGATCATAGTTCGGTTTACCGTATGATCTTGCAGGACGGAAATGATTCACTCAGATTAGAGTGTGCTCTTAGAGAGTTAGGTTTCGTACAGATCGGATACCGTGTTGTAGCACACGCAGGAATATTTTTTGTTCAACCAATAGGAATCCCAGATGAACTCGAAGGAGATCTTCTGGGATTTTCTGTGCATATACCTTATGTAAAAGACAAACGCAGGGTTAGATTATTCAATACTGCTAAGAAAGCTTTGGACTTCTCACTAGGTCTTTAATACCCTCCACCGTAGTAACCACCAGATGAACCACTACTAGAACTAGATGAACTGCTAGAGGAAGATGATGAAGACGAACTACTACTTGACGAGGAAGAGGATGAAGACTCTGTTGATTCGTTTGCTGCGGGTGCGGTATACGAACTTTCACTTCCTGTGGTAGAGGTTGTTGTGGTTGAGGTTGTTGACGTTGTGCTTGCACTTGTACTTGCTCCTGATGCTCCTGATGATATTAATGCTGTACTTGAACCACCACCTGATGCAGATCCAGTAGATGCTGTTGATTGAGATGGTTTTCTATAAGTACTTATACCTATGAATTCTTCAGCAATAGTTGTTTCGGTCTTTTTATTACCATTATCATCAATTTCAACGTGTGGTAGATACCTAGAAAGTTTCTTAAATTCATTAATAAAGTCAGTTACATACTCAGATCTTAACAAATAGATATTTCTTTTTTCCTCATTTTTTCTATCTTCTCTTTCATAAAATGTCACTGCTCTTCTACATTGTGACTTAGGTATAACACTTCCATCTGTTTTGATGTAATGAAAGTCCTCATTTACCACTTCACCTTCTGGAAATACTACATCATTACCAATTTTAATTTCTAATGACTCATAATGTACAATTTGATCGGGGTCTCCCCATTTTTCTTGTATGTAATTGTATAGATCAACACGATTTAGTGGCCAATCCTCATATACATTGATTATGTTATTAACAAGCAATACTATCCAATCTAAACCAGAATCACCATATACTCTCGATGCAACTTGATCAGGTCTTTCACCAGTTCCTATTTCATATTGTGTAAAACCTAATAAACCACCTTGTAGGTCATCTCTTATTTTGATACGACGAAATATGTTAACAGTTAATTCATATGGATGAACTCCATTTTGAATCGTTCTATTACGAACATATACTTTTGGTAGATACCTAAAATAACTCATTAAATCATATCCCTCGTAATAAATGATGTTTCTTTGAAACTCAACTGTAAAGTCATAGCAGCAGGTCCATAATCCTCTTCATTTCCAACTCCAAGACCTTTTAATGAGTTATATTGACCGTCAGGTGTAACATCAACGTCCATTTGTGTTAAAACACATTTTGTAGGAAATTTGACTATTTCTGACAATGCTTTTGGTCTCAAAGTTTGTAATTTGACAGTATCATCACCCGCATCGTCTGCTCTGACTCTAACAAGTGATAATCTGAAAATATCAGGTATTGTCAACCATCTAGCACCACTAATAGTTCCAGATTCTGATGTCAATGCCTGTTGTACAGCATTTGGTTCTCCATCTTTATCACCTTCACTATTGAACATCTGAAAATCTTTTGCATCGTCTCCTGCTTCTGATGCTGGTAACATAGCACGTCTTAAACATTCAATGATCTCTCTACACTCTTTTGCTTCCTGTATATTACGAGGTGCTAGTTTAAAATTAAAAAGGTGTTCTCTGTAGTTGACACCCTTGAACGTTACCTCTGCATAGGGGTTAAAAATCTTCTTGGTAGCAATAGCAGTTAAACCCCCTGCATCCATACTATTATTAAGTCCAAGTGAACTATTAACTGTACCAAGTGCTGATGCAGCAGTATTCATAACAAATTCTGGTTTTACACTTCCTGCTGTTTTTTGTAAAGCTTCAACAGGGTTCATATCACCAGTTAGTCCTTGCATTGCTCCTGCACCAATAGCACCAAGTGACGATTCGTTATATTGTGCTTGATAATTCTCTTTTATACCAGTTGGCAGATATAGATAAATAGTCTTATAAAGTGATTTATTATCTAATCCTTTAAAAGGTTCTTTGAACCCACCTCCACCAGAAGCCCAATTATATGGGTTGGCACCATTCTCCCCTTGAGTGTTGTATATCTGAATTTTCAGATAATCTATCACTTTGGTTTCGACAGTATCACCTTTGTCAATATACTTATCTGAGGATGGAACTTGACGAGGTAACTGTCTTGGATATACTAGCGGTGCTGACATTATGACCTATAAAACTTATTCGGGAAGATTCAAACCAAGATATCCTGGCAAGTACAAAGGGGATCCTACAAACATTATTTATAGAAGTTTGTGGGAAAGAAAGTTTATGGGGTGGTGTGACCTAAATGAAAACGTTATAGAGTGGGGCAGTGAAGAGATTATCATTCCTTATAGAAGTCCTATCGATGGTAGGTTTCATCGTTACTTTCCTGATTTTTATGTCAAGTCTCGCACCAAAAGTGGAGGACTCGCAAAGAGAATTATCGAAATTAAACCATTTGCACAAACACAAGCACCAGCAACTCAAAAACGTAAAACTCAGAAGTTTTTAAAAGAAGTTGCTACATATGGTATAAATCAAGCAAAATGGAAAGCAGCAAAAGAATACTGTAAAGATCGTAGAATGCAGTTTGTCATATTAACAGAAAACGAATTAAGAGTATGAGTGTTTTCACAGACATACAAACTAAATCACAAGGAAAAGCACAATCCTCAAATTGGTGGAGAACACAACTCTTTCAAGCACTCTTTGATATGGGTTTAGGTGCTGATGGTGTAACTCCTGGTACAGCATTGACTTTTAAATATGATCCAGAAGATGATAATAAAGAACTTATGAAATTTTGGGATAAATATCCTATGGTTTACATATATGGTGAATCTGATGAACATTTCTGGGGTGCCAATGTTCATTATATGAGACCAGAACTTCGTAAATATGGATTTACTCCAGCAGCACCACCACAAACTATACATAAATACTTAAGACGTAATGTAAGAAGTAGTATGTTAGTTGTCCCAGACTCTGAATGGGATGATATTGGTCAGATACCTTCTGAACAGTTTCACATTACAACATTTGGTCGAGATACAGCAGTTCCAACAAGTGTTTTACTTAAAAAAGGAGAGTTAGTTTGAAAGTACCTAATTCGTTTATTAATTTCCAAGATATTGTCAGTACAGGTGCCTATGAACCGACTTTAGGTAATCTTTATGCTGCGTGGATTGGTTTTCCTTTGGTATTTGCAGCAATGGAAGGCTGGAGTCAAGCCCAAAGTCAAGAAATATACAAAGCGGTTAACTATTTTGCAGATAATGTTACTATACCTTCTCGTGGAGTCACCACAGGAGATGTTAAGAATGTTGGTGTTCAACGTACATATGCAACTGGACAAATTCCTAACGAACTTACTATTTCATTCATAACCACTAAAAATATGTGGCACAGAAACTTCTTTGAGAAGTGGATGCAAGCAATGGCACCAGACTCAGAGAATAGAGTTGGTTTCTATGACGACTATACAGCAGATATATTTGTAGAGAAATGGGAAAGAGGATCTAATGTTTTAGCACAGAAAGTTGTTAATGGTAAGAAATTTGAGACAAGAATGAATAGATCGGTAGGTGTTTTCCAGTTCGTTGGTTGTTTTCCCACGAATATGGGTCAAATAACATTTACCAATGAACAAAACGGTTTAGTTAAAATGGATGTTGTCTTTAAATTTGAAAGATATAGATTCTCTAGTAAGATAAAGAAACCTAATGAGTGGACAAATGATACTGTTTTAACTGAAGATGTTTTAAAAACTATGGATGACATCAAAATAGGTTCTGCCTTTGGTGTCTAAATAATGATATTGAGTTGTACTACCCTTAAATATGCCTTTACCAAAACTGAGCATTCCAGATTATGAATGCACCCTGCCAAGAGGTCAGAAAGTCACCTATCGACCATTTCTAGTTAGAGAAGAGAAATTGCTTTATATGGCAATGGAAACTCAAAATAACAAAGAGATGATCAAGGCAGTTAAAGAGATTATCAAGAATTGTACAAATGTCAAGAATCTAAATGAACTTGCTACATTTGATATTGAATATCTATTCTTAAAAATTCGTGGTAAATCTGTAGGTGAAGTTAGTGAATTTAAACTAACTTGCCCTGATGATGAAAAAACACAAGTTGAAGTCGAAGTCAACTTGGATGAAGTTAAAGTTGAAATCCCAAAAGATCATACAAATGTTATTAAATTAACTGATGAGATTACCTTAACTATGAAATATCCATCTCTGGATAGTTTCGTGAAAAACAATCTATCAGATAATCCTGGTCTTGAAGATGTATTCAAACTAGCAGCAGATTGTACTGATACTGTTGCTGACGGTGATGAACTTCACGAAGCAAAGTCTTATAAAAAGGCAGAGTTAGTAGAGTTCTTTGAAAGTATGAATTCACAGCAGTTTACATCAGTTCAGAAATTCTTTGAAACAATGCCAAAGTTATCTCACGAGATCGAGGTATTTAATCCAAAGACTGAAGTAAAAAGTACAGTTACACTAGAGGGACTAGCAGCTTTTTTCGAGTAGCCCTATCCCACGATTCGATGATGAATCTGTATGAGACTAATTTTGCTTTGATGCAACATCATAAGTATAGTCTTACAGAACTTGAGAATATGATTCCGTGGGAAAGAGATGTTTATGTGAATTTGTTGATACGTTATCTTCGTGAAGAAGAAAGACGACAGAAACAACAAGACTTTCAAAATACACCTCCTGGACAACAACTCTGATGGAAGGGGCAAGACCGCTAAACATAAGAAAATTTATTCCTGAAAAAGTAGGCACTGCAAAGAACCCTGTGCAAGGATTCACATTTGCTATTAACAGGATGGGTTTTGTCGTGGAAGATATTGGAGCAATATTTGCTGATATGCACAATCAGAGGTTGGCATATTGGAAAGATCAGAATGACGCTGAGAATTTACAGAGAGATAAAGATACTGAGAATAAGTTAGAATCAGATACAGAAAAAGCAGTAGAGTCAGAATCTAAAAAAAGTGGAGTTGCTGCAAATGCAACTAAGTGGTTGAATAAATTGTTGCAACCTTTTAAATGGATTGCTATGAAGGTAGGAACGTGGTTTCTACTAGATTTACTATCAAATCCTAAATTTAAAGGTATTCTTGATTTTAGTTTGCCTATCATAGGTAAATGGTTGGGTAGTGTTTATAAGATATTGAATACAGGTGTTAACTGGATAATGGAGGCATTTGGTGAGAAGAGTCTAATAATGGGTGCACTTAAGATCATTGGTGGTCTTGGTGCCTTTTTTGTTGCGACTAGAGTATTGCAACCTTGGAAATTAATAGGTGATTATCAAAGTTTAGTTAAGTTTTACAAGAACACTGTAGGAAAAACTTCTTGGGGTAAAAAATTAAAGAGAGCACAAAATATCAAGAAACTTAGAAATGAGAGAATGAAACGAGTCAAAAGATTCGGTAATATGAGAAATAGAATAAGAGCAAGAAGAACAAGAATGTTACGACTTAAACGTCTTACTAGAGTCAAGGCGGGTAGGTTTATGCAAGGTAAAGCAACTGGTTTCCTGTCTAAAGGTATGCCATTCTTAGCGGGTGCTACTGCTACAATTACAAGATTACAATCAGGAGACTCAGCTCAGAAAGCGATTGGTGGTGGTGTTGGTGCTGCTGTAGGTGGTGCAGCGTTGACTGCATTATTAACACCAATACTAGGTCCTTTCGGTCCTATTGTTGGTAATTTGTTAGGTGGATTTATAGGAGATAAGATTGGTGCATTTGTTGGTGATGCCATAACACCTATAATCAAACCTATAAAGAAATTCATAGGTGAGATTATGATGCCTTTATGGAAGGCATATCTTACACCTTTGATTGACTCTGTTAGAGATATGATAGATGCACTCGTTCCAGCGTTAAAAACTGTGTGGAATATGTTGAAACCAGTAGCAGAGGCAGCAGTTAAGAAAGTAAATGAGTTTTTAAATTCACCAGCTCTTAAGGCAACATTTGAGAAACTAATGTATCTTATTAATCTTGGTCAGAATGTTATAGGAGGTACAGTTAATTACTTCCAAAGAACATTTGGATCAGAAGAATCTAAGGCATCTGCACAATTAGTTAATGAAACCGAGGATGTAAAACGTTTACGTAAACAAGTTGCCGATCTCAAGAAAAAGAAAGCTGAGGATGGTGGTAGTAGGAGAAGTATATGGACAGGAGTT